TAAAAATCGTAACGGTAGAATTTATGAAAAAGCTATTATGGAAAAAGCTGTTGATAAATACGTTAACGAACAAGTTTCCCAGAACAGAGCGGTAGGAGAGTTAAATCATCCTGATGGACCGACTGTAAATCTGGACAAAGTATCTCATCGCATTACGGAAATGAAATGGAATGGAAATAATGTGATGGGGAAAGCGCTTATTCTAGACACTCCTAACGGCAAGATCGTTAAAGGCTTACTTGATGGTGGTGTTCAACTAGGCGTTTCAACTCGTGGTATGGGTACTCTCGAACAGCGTGGCAACGCAATGTACGTCAAAGACGACTTTATTCTTAACACAGTAGATATTGTGCAAGATCCATCCGCACCTGACGCTTTTGTCAATGGGATAATGGAAGGTGTTGAATGGGTTTGGAATAACGGTGTTATCGAAGCTCGAGAAATTGAAAGAATGGAGACTGAAATTAAAAAAGCTCCTCGTCCTGATCTCTATGAGACTCAGGTTCGTGAGTTCAAAAATTTCCTCTCGTTACTGAAAAACAAATAAGGAGTCAAACATGACTGATCAAATCGAAGAACAGGATGTAGAGCTCAATGAAAACGAGGAAATCGTTGATGAAGCTCACGATCCTAAAAATGCAGAGACTCAATCTGTTGCAGCTACCGATAAAGCCGCGGATGCTACTAAAGCAGCTCCAAAGCGTAAAGGTGACAAAGATGCAAAAGATGAACCTGCACCTTTAGGTAATTCTGCAAAACCAAAAATGAAAGATGCTGGTGCTCAGCCAAAAGAAGACTATGATTTTTCTGACGATTTAGAAGCTCTTGTCTCTGAAGAAGCTACGCTTTCTGAAGGATTCAAGGATAAAGCTGCTGTAATTTTCGAAGCAGCTATTAATTCTAAAGTTGAAAAAACTGTAGAACGTCTTGAAGAGCAGTATGCTCAGGAATTAGAGGAAGAGATCTCTAAAACAAAAGAAGATCTTGTAGAAAAAGTAGATAACTACCTAAACTACGTTGTTGAAAACTGGATGGAAGAAAATAAACTTGCTATCCAATCAGGCCTACGGGCAGAAATCGCTGAAGGATTCATGAATTCATTGAAAGATCTATTCACAGAGTCTTACATCGAAGTACCCGAGTCAAAAGTCGACCTAGTTGACGATTTAGCAACTGAAGTTCAAGAACTAGAAGAGAAGTTAAACAAAGAAGTACAATCTGGCATTGACATGAAAGAGTCATTGACTAAGCTGCAGTGCAAAGATGCTCTTCGTGAAGCTTCAAAAGATCTAGCTGAAACTCAAGCTGCTAAACTAGAAGAACTAGCTGAGAGTATTACATTTGAAAGCACTGAAGATTTTGCAGCTAAGCTTGCAACATTGAAAGAGTCATATTTCAAAGCAGAAGCTGTTGAGTCAGTTGTATCAGAGGAAACAGAAGATGATTCCGAAGCTGATGCAGTTGAAGTTAACGAAGCTATGTCTCAATACCTCACAGCTATACGTAAAACATCTAAGTAAGGAAGTCCAAAAATGGAAAATATTAACGCAAATCAATTGATGGAAAAATGGGCGCCAGTTCTTAATGAAGAAACTGCTGGTAGCATCAAAGATGCCCATCGTAAAGCGGTTACTGCTGTAGTTCTAGAAAACCAAGAGAAAGCTCTTGCAGAACAAGGCATGATCCAAGAAGCCGTTCCAGGCAACAGCACATCATCTGCTGCTAACTGGAATCCAATTTTAATCTCACTCGTACGTCGTGCTATGCCAAACATGATGGCTTATGACGTATGTGGTGTTCAGCCAATGTCTGGTCCAACAGGCTTGATTTTCGCAATGAAATCACGCTTTGACGGTGGATCAACAAGCAACACTGAAGCACTATTCAACGAAGCAGACACCACATTCTCAGGTGACTCAAGTGCTACACAAAGTGCTGACGGTTCAGGCCTATCAGGTCTAACAGACTCAAACAGCGACTCATCAATCGATAACGATCGTGTAGGTCCAACATTCGGTGGAGCAATGCCAACAGCGGACGCTGAAGGTCTTGGTTCATCAGGTGGAGGCCCCGCTTCATCTTTCGCAGAAATGGGTTTCACCATCGAGAAATCAACTGTGACAGCTAAGTCACGTGCTTTGAAAGCTGAGTACAGCTTAGAACTAGCACAAGACTTGAAAGCGATTCATGGTCTTGATGCTGAGTCAGAATTGGCAAACATCTTGTCAACAGAAATCTTGGCTGAAATCAACCGCGAAGTAATTCGTACAATCAACTCACAAGCCAAAACAGGTGCTGGTACAACAAACACAGCTATCAACGGTATCTTCGATCTACAAACAGACGCAGACGGCCGCTGGTCAGTTGAAAAATTCAAAGGTTTGATTGTACAGCTAGAGCGTGAAGCTAACACAATCGCAAAAGAAACAAGACGTGGTCGTGGTAACTTCATCATCACCTCTTCAGATGTAGCTTCTGCTCTATCTGCAACAGGTATGTTGGACTACGCTCCAGCAATGAACACACAGTTGAACGTAGACGACACAGGCAACACATTTGCTGGTGTACTAAACGGTCGAACAAGAGTGTACATTGACCCATTTGCAACTGTTGATTACATCACAGTTGGTTATAAAGGTACTAACCCTTATGACGCTGGTGTATTCTACTGCCCATACGTTCCATTAACAATGGTACGTGCGGTAGGGGAAGAAACCTTCCAGCCAAAAATTGGTTTTAAAACTCGTTACGGCATGGCTTCAAACCCATTCGTAGGCGCAACACCTGCAAACGGTCTTGCTGCATCAAAAACAAACCAATACTACAGAATTTTCCGCGTAGACAACATCTTAGGCGCATAATCTAAGAGTTACGGAAATACTTTAGGGGGTCTTTATGGCCCCCTTTTTTTGTATAAATAACTTATATAAAGGTTAAAATTATGGCTGTTACATCAACTGTTAATATACTTCAAGAATCTGAGTTAACAGAAAACTTTAACTTTATGAAGCCTACTGACTTTCACGTAAGGATTGATCGTAAGAGGTTTCATAACTTACAGTTTTTTGCAAACACGGTTACTCATCCTGGCGTATCTGTTTCAACGCCTTCTTTAGCTATACCTAGATTACAGAACATGTCTGTGCCTGGTGATACATATGCTGTTGATGAGGTGTCAATGGATATATTATTAGATGAAGACATGAAATGTTATATAGAAATGTATAACTGGTTGAACACTACTGTACAACGTAATTACGAACCACACCACGAAAGAGTAGGAGATGCGTATATTCCTGAATCTGACATAGTAGTAAGCATATTGTCTAGCCACAATAATGTTCTTAAAAAGATTAAATATATAAACTGTGTTCCTACATCTTTAGGAAACGTCACACTTCAATCTACAGTAAGTGACGATCCACCTTTAGTTTTCCCTGTAACATTTAGAATGAGTTATTTCGAGATTATTTAAATTATGAAAAATGATGATGAAAGTATTAAGAGATCGGTGAACTCTTACCGAGCGATGATATTGTTTGCAAACAAAAGAACCGGTAGCACATCAATGATAAACTGGTTTCACAAATCTCACAGTAAATATGTAAACTATGAAAAGCTTTATGATTTAGTAGAATCCTTAAATTATAAAGTTAATAGAGATGTAGAAACTTATAATTTATTTGGCAAGAACGGTGCATTTGAAGATATAGACAAGCAATACGAATTAGATCAAAACTTTGAAAGAGTGATGAACGTAGTAAGTGTAATAATGTCTTATAGGCCTTCGCATAGAATAATAAACGAAGACACATCTAGCGTAGTAATTGAGTGTTTAATAAGACACACTAATGAGTATCACAGTAGTATTTTATTTTTGCACAGAAAAAAAGCAGTTAACAGATTGCTTTCATTGTGGTATAATTTAGAATCAGGAATGTCAACACCGAGAGATATGTCTGAAAATAAATTTAATCCTAAAAAATTCGAGCCAGGACCTCTTGATGTAGAATATCTATTAAGTGATCAGAAAAAAGTAAACAGGGTAAATTCAAATACTTGGAGATTATTGAAAAAACATAAGCCGAGATTTGTTGCATGTTCTTATGAAGATATGTTTGAAAGTCATGAAGTTTCTATTTTACACATAACATTTGCATGGCTTTTTTACAGAACATGGGACTTCTCTGAAATACTAAACCAGGGGCATATGAACTTGGATAAATATTATAAAGAAATGATTGGTATAGAAGAATTAAAAGAAAAGGTAGAAATTTTGAAAAGGCCAGTTTTTGGCAATATGCACGTTGCAGTGTAATGGAGTAAAATTTGTTAAGTTTAGAAAATGTGTTAAGTGAATGGGATGCTGATAGTAAAATAAATCAATCTAAATTAGATCAGACATCTGTAGATACCGCTATGCTACATTCAAAATATTTAAAGTGGCTTTCTCTTGCAAAGCTTCAATTAAAAAAATCTCAAATGAATCAAAAATCTTTACTTAAAGATAAGTGGCTTTATTATAATGGTAAAATGTCACAAGAAGAAATTGAATCTAGAAATTGGGATTATGATCCTTTCAACGGACTAAAGGTTATGAAAGGCGATATGGATCACTATTACGATTCAGATAAAGAGATTCAACAGAGTGAAGAAAAAATTACGTATTTTAAAACTTTAGTTGAAACACTACAAGAAATAGTAGAAACGTTAAGATGGAGACATCAAACAATTGGTAATATAATAAAATGGAAGCAGTTTGAAGCCGGTGGATAAATTAGTTCTTCAAAAGAAAAATGAAAGCAACATGCTAGTTGGCTGTGATTTTGGAATAGGAGCAGAACTTTCTGATTTCTTTTCATTTTTCGTGCCAGGTTATAAGTACATGCCTGCTTATAGGAATAAAGTTTGGGATGGAAAGATTAGACTTTTTAATCAACAAAGTCATGAGCTTCCACTAGGTTTACTTCCTTATGTTGAAGATTTTGCTAAGAAAAGAAATTATGTCGTAGATTACGAAGACAGTAATTATGGTTTACCTCAACAAAAAAATAGTGTAGATCCTAAAGAGATAATGTCATTTATTGAAAGTTTGGATCTGCACAGTAGAGGTGAAAAAATAACTGTAAGAGATTATCAGTTTGATGCTATATGTGAAGGAATTAATAGAAAGAGAGCTGTTCTTTTATCTCCTACTGGATCAGGAAAATCTCTTATCATTTATATTATAATGAGATGGTTTCTAGAAAATTACGATCAAAAGGTATTAGTCATAGTTCCTACTACTTCATTAGTTAGACAAATGTACACTGATTTTGAAGATTACTCGTCTAACGATCAGTCCTTTATTTCTAATGATGAGTGTCATGTAATATACTCAGGACAGCCAAAAACAAATATACAAGAAAACGTTTTCATAAGCACTTGGCAATCGATCTATAAATTACCAGTAACTTGGTTTGAACAGTTTGGAATTGTGTTTGGTGATGAGTGTCATGGATTTAAATCTAAGTCTTTAACTTCTATAATGAATAAATCGCGTAATGCATCCTATAGGTTTGGAACTACAGGCACTCTCGATGGAACTCAGACCCACCAATTAGTCCTTGAGGGACTTTTTGGTAAAGTGTTTAAAGTTACAACTACAAAGACATTACAAGATAATGAAACATTAGCTCCTTTACAAATATTAATGGTAGTGCTCGACTATGATGAAGAGATTAAAAAAACTTTTGGTAATAAGAAATATCATGATGAAATAGATTTTATAATAAAAGATACAAAGAGAAATAATTTTATAAGAAATTTAGCGCTAGATCAAAAAGGAAATACGTTAGTTTTATTTCAGTTTGTAGAAAAACATGGAAAAGTTTTGTTTGATTTGATTGAGTCTAAAGCTGAAATAAATAGAAAAGTATTCTTTGTTTCAGGTAGTACAGAAGCTTCAGATAGAGAAGCTATTCGTAAAATAACAGAAGGACAAAAAGATGCTATTATTGTTGCAAGCCTTGGTACCTTTAGTACTGGCATTAATATTCGGAATCTGCATAATATCATTTTCGCTAGCCCGTCGAAGTCTCAAATTAAAGTTTTACAATCTATCGGAAGAGGGTTACGCAAATCCGATGATGGAAAAGAAACACAACTCTTTGACATAGCTGATGATCTTAAATGGAAAAGTCGAAAAAATTATTCATTAGTTCACGCCGAAGAAAGGCTCAGAATATATAAAAATGAAAAGTTTAAATGTAAAGTTTATAAGGTTAACATATAATGCTTAGGCAATTCAAGTTATCTAACGGAGATGAAATCATAGCTAAAATAGTTTCGCAACCAGATGAAGGTGACGAAATTATGGTGTCTAATGTTTTAAAGCTTACAAGAGTTGATATGACTAGGCAAATTACGTATCATTCTTTCAGACCTTGGATGGTAATGAAAGATGATGTCGGCGATATAATATCTTTAAATGCATTTCACGTAGTAGCTGTTGCTATACCTACAGAAGAAATGAAAATCCAATATAAAGAAGCAGTTATAGAACTAAGAGAAATGGAAGCAGAGAAACAAACTTTTTCTGTAGATGAATGGTATAATAAACTGAAAAACGCGGGACCTAACGATTCAGACGACGGTAATGTGATATCGTTATATGATTACAACAAAGACAAGTTGCACTAGTATATCCCCATCTCCAAAACCACTTTAATATTATACCACAGCTGTGCGAGATGTACACCCCTAAAATGAAAATAATTTAATTTTTTTTAAAAAAAAGTTGTTTACAAACAACACATTATATGATAGAATATTAATAATTGAATTGGAGTTATCATGGCAAAAAAATCTAAAAATGTTCATTATGTCAATAACGCAGATTTTTCACAAGCTATAGTCGATTATGTAACAGAAGTCAATAAAGCAAAAGATAAAAAAGAACAACTTCCAGTAGTACCTGATTACATAGCTATTTGTTTTTTAAAAATAGCCGAGAATCTTTCTCATAAATCTAACTTCATACGTTATACGTATAGAGAAGAAATGGTAATGGACGCAGTGGAAAATTGTTTAAAGGCAGTTGAAAACTATAATATAAATGCTACTACACGAACCGGAAAGCCAAATGCATTTGCATATTTTACTCAAATAATATGGTACGCTTTTCTAAGAAGAATCAATAAAGAAAAGAAACAGCAGGATATAAAACAAAAATTTATGTCTCAATCTGGTGTTGAAGCATTTATAATGTTAGGTGATGAAGAAGGTGGTCAAACTGTAGCCAATCACTTTGTAGATGTTTTAAAAGATAGAATTGAAAAAGTTAAAACATATGATAACGAAATAAAAGAATTCACTAAGAAGGAAAAAATAAAAAGAAAAACTAAATTAGCAGACTCCAACTTAGAGGAATTTTTTTAAATAATGAAACTTGCTATATTGAATGATACACACACTGGAATACGTAATAGTTCAGAAGTGTTTTTAAATAATGCTGCAAAATTTTATGATGATGTTTTCTTTCCATATTGTATAGAAAATGATATAAAACAAATAGTCCACTTAGGTGATTATTATGATCACAGAAAGTTTGTAAACTTTAAAGCTCTTAATCATAATCGTAAACACTTCTTAGATAAGTTGAGGGATTATGGAATGTCTATGGACATCATACCAGGAAATCATGATACTTACTACAAGAATACTAATGATTTGAATTCTTTAAAAGAGCTACTTGGTCATTTTATGAATGAGATTCATATTATAATGAAGCCTACAGTTATGGATTATGATGGTTTTAAGTTAGCAATGCTGCCTTGGATTACTTCT